TAGTAGAAGAAGATAACATTAGTAATCAAATGCAAAACGCATGGGAAAACATTGAAGTTGAAGACGAAGGTTTAGACGTTAGTGTTAATGTGCCTTCTGATTTTCTCACCTTAGATGAAGAAGAAGAAGTAGAACCTCTATTCAAAATTAATATTGGACAAGACGGTAATACTCCACTAGGAGAACAAGTCACAGAAGACGACATTAATATGAATGTCACAAAATTTGAAGATGACTTTGAACCTATCCAAGGTGACGGTGAAGTAGAGATTGAATTACAAGAAGACCCTGAGTCAGTTGCAGACGTTCAAGCAATGAAAGAAGCAGTTGAAGAAGAGTATGAAGAAGTTGTAATTCCTAACTCTATGGAACTTCAAAAAATGACCAAAGCAAAAATCAAAGAAGTTGCTGATAGTATTGGAATAACTGTTTCTGATAATCAAACAAAGAGTGCCATGATAAAAGACTTTGAAGAAGAGTCTTGGAACTTAATTAAAGAAGCAGAAGAAAACGAAAACGCAACGGTGCATACAGATGAAGACATCATTCGAGACGGTGGATATTTCGGAGACGACAACGACTCTAAGTAGTCCCGCCCCTCACAATCCAAACTACGACATTCCCAAGGGACACTTTAGAGTGAACATACCTTGGGATTGGTCGTGTCGTATAGGATTCAATGGTGACTTAGACTATGCAATGGTTTACAAAGTAGAAGACGATATCGTGTTATCAGCAAACCTAATGGACGAAGACTTTTACGGAGAGACAAAACTTTACTATCACAAAGAGAATGGTAATCCTAAATCTACAGACGTGGATATAGTTTATGATTCTCAATTCATAACCTTGCCAGAAATCGACTTTACAAACTACAGTGTGGGTGATACTATTAATATGGAATACGTTGACCCTGCACCAAAGAATGCTTACTACTTATATGAGCATGTGAGTATGGACGATGTATTAGAAGGTGAACGACACATACGGTTATCCAAAGGAGAAGAAAATGGATTGGACACTACCGACAACCCAAGTGATGGGCAAATTCAACAAGTGGACGGAGAAGGACACAGCACTCTTTAGAACTGCTCTGTCTAAAACTGGACAAGTAATAATTCAGATTCAGGCCTCCGAAGAAGATTACGACAAACGTAAAGTTCATGTAATCGAAGAACTGACAGAAGCAGGGTTTTATCACCAACATGAATTTGACATTATGCGTGTACCTAATGTTATACATTTAACATATACACCTAATAAAAATTACATTGTTGAGAAAGTATCAGTATAAATAATAGTATGAGCATAGAATACAACGACTTCGGTTTTACCGCTATGGACGCAGACGAACTTGCGTCTGTAGATACTAAAATCGTAGAGAAAACAACCACTGCTACAGAAGTTATCAATAAACTAGATAACTTTATCAGACCTCTATTAGAGAACCTTGCAAAGGATTCTGATAAAGACTATATCTACTGGCCTAAGAGAGTCGAGATTATCAATAAGAAAATTGAAGAACTTGATTTAATTCAAAAAAATATTTAAAAACCCTCTATACAGTGTAGCTACTTTTCTGTATAATAGTATATACGAACTGGTAATAATACCTAGGAATATAGTCCAAAGGTTTATTATCGTAATATTAACGGGCGAGCTAGCCCACTTATAATACAGAGGTTTTTATATGGATAATTTAGCTCAATACTTGCGTAAAAAATTTGCAGACGTAAGTTTATCGATTTCGGAAGAAGTCACTGCAACGCTGGAACCCTTCATGTCTGATAGGGAACCAAACGAACCATTGGTTCTTAACCTTAATCAAGGAGAAGACAATGGCGAATCTTAAATACTTCCTAGACGGAATTCACAGAAGTAACCCACAGAGGGAAGTCTTTCTTGTTGAAGATTTCATTCATGAATCTAGTAAGATAGGAAGAGTCAACTTAACACCAAAAGCATATCAAAGGAACTTTCATGCCGACAAAGCATGGCAACAACAGTTCTTGGTATCTTTCTTTGTAGAAGGAATTGTCATTCCTGAAATTGCATTGAGACTTGGTGAGAACATTCCCGAAGAATGGGATTCAGAAGTAATGGACGGTTGTCAAAGAGTCTCTACGATTCTTGCATTCGTTAGAGGTGAGGTTGATTTGCCTGAGGTCGATGCCCTTAAAGCAATTAAGTTTGAAGGTGCGGAAATGACAGAAGACCTACGTGGACTATCTTACAAAAAGTTACCAACACTTGCCAAAGACCACTTTGGTAATCAAGGTCTAGGTGCAATGTTGTATTATGACATTGACTCTCTTAAAGCAGGGTTTCTTTTTACAGACGTGTTAAACAATACTAACACCCTGAACCCTCAAGAAAAGAGACAGGCGATTGCATCAGCAATGTCTATTCAGATTCAGAACTGGACTAGGTTTGATGATATCCACCCAATGTTTGAAACTAAAACTAATGGTGACTTGAAGTATATCAAAGGTGCTAATCATTCAAGATTAGATGTTGATAAGACTCTCGCAGAACTTGTTTACATGTTACAGAATTCAAGGAAACAAGACTTCACGAAGACTGGTACAACTGGTAAAGTCATTACTGACTTCTACAAAGAACAGGCAAAAGAGTTTCCTGATGACTTTCAGAATGACAGTTTCGTCAAGAAAGTATTGTCTATAGTTAACCAAGGAGTTAGAGGTGTCAAGACTGGTAAAGAAATGGGACTGAAGCAGTGGAGAAATTATGCTTACCTAGTTGGTGAGATTACTGCAAACAGTAACAAGATTGACCCACTTGAATTCCTTAGAGTCTACATGAAAGCAGTTGATAACTTAAAAGCAGTTGCACCCATGGACGGTTTGACAGGTTCACCTTACGAATTACGTATGAGAGGTAACGGTGGTGAAGATACCAAAGTTGCACTTGAATTGATTCGTGATGAAATGAATGTGATAGGATTTTCTAAAGTCCTGCAAGACAAACAAAGGATATTCACTAGAGACCAAGTACGTATAGCATTCGATGAACAGAAAGGTATATGTGCAATCTGTGGTGAAGAAATGCCTGAGTTCAATGAGGACGTACACGGAGACCATATTTTGTTATACAAAGACGGTCACCCAACGACTCAAGATAATTGTGCCGCTGTGCACTCAACCTGTAATTGGAGAAAATAATGAAGAAATCTATCTATGAAAACAACGAAGCAGTCATGAAGATTGTAGAGATTGGGCGTAACATGATTACTGCCTGTGAGAAGAACGCACTGTATTCAGATGATGATTATATGTGGAACACTGCTGTAGTAGCAGGTAACAAACTGTGCACTTTGGGTACAACTTGGGGTATCAAATCTGTCAAGGATTTGTCCAAGTCTGAATCAAAAGCAGTGCAGGACTTCCTTAAAAATAAGAAGAAAATAATGAAACTAGCTGTTGACAGTGACAGCTAGTTTTTGTTAGCCTTATAGTATGAATAAGAAAGTAATTATCTTCGATGTTGACGGGACTATTGCGAACGTTGAACATAGGAGACATTTTGTAAATCAAAAACCTGCAGACTGGAATGCATTTAGAGCAGAGACTGTAAATGATACTCCTGTTGAACATGTTTGTGATATTGCAAAAAGGTTTATCGCTCAAGGTGATGAGGTTGCTTTCTTTTCTGCTAGGAACGAATCAGAGAGAGAGGTTACTGAGAAACAAATTTCTGAGTGGATTGGAGACGGTCACAAAGGATTGTTCTTGAGACCTGACGGTGATTTCAGACCTGACGAAGAATTCAAATCCGACTTGGCTGATAAGTTTGAAGAGTTGGGTGGTAAAATTGACTTGGTCTTTGACGACAGAAACAAAGTCGTTGACATGTGGAGACAGAGAGGAACCACTGTTGTCCAAGTCGCAGAAGGAGATTTTTAATGGAAGATAAAGTAAAAAAACTAAGTGAACTTGAAGACCTAAAGTGGGACATGGAAGCACTGGTTAGGAGAGTCAACGAAAAGACTAGACAGATAAAGTACATGGATACACCTTCCAATATCTACATGAAAGTTGAGAGTTGGGCAGAAGAAAACGGTATCGACTCAGACGACATGGAATGGAAGGTCAAAGAAGTTCGTGAGAAAGTCAATGCACTTGAGAGTGCTATCTATGAGTTGGTAGAACCCTTTGAAGACAAACTAAGGTCTATCGAGAACGAACATGACGAACTCGAAATGGATATCGAAGACGAAAAATATGAAATGAGCGCTTGACAGTGACATGCATTTTTTGTTAGCCTATACACATGATAAAGAATAAAGGAGACAATATGAAAGTATCTGAATTAGTTAACGAAGTAAACCAAGAACAAGAGTTGCTTCAATTGTGTGATAAACTGTGTGAGGATTTACTTGAAGTACATCTAAAACAATTCCCTACCCTTGACTGGTATGGTTACCGTTACAAGGTTGCTAACAAATATATCAAAATCATTACCACTGAACATGGTGAAGATAGGTCTGTTTGGGGATTCATAAACAAGAAAGAATTTCAGAAAGGTGCTACGGGTATCACATTTGAATGTGGTGACGTTCTAAAAGCTGCTGGTTGGAAAACACCTGCTCTAAATGCTCCGAGAGGAAACCTGTTCAATGGGTATGACGTTTCTGTTGGTAACAGAAAATATGGCCCTGATTATTTAATATAGGAGAAAGTATGGCAAATCATTGCGGAATATGTGACACTAGACGCCCTGCAACGGGCACTAACCACCTAGTTTTAGGTGACCAATGGATTGAGTTCTGCCGTCCATGTGGTGAGACGGAAATGCTCACCAATGGCGAGACGGGTGAACAGAAGTCTATCCTTGAGGTATTCTGCATGGGCGATACTAAACCTATTTGGGAAGATGAACGATGAAGATTTTACTAATGAAAATTTTTGTAGGGATAATGCTCATCGATGAGTTTATTATCCTTGCTTGCATAGCACTAGGTCTAATATGAGTTATACGTATCTAAAAGAAATCACCGATTGGGGTGACTTGAATGTGAAGAACCATACATATATCTTCAATGAGAAGAATCAGAATGTTGGTTACATCATTACAGGAACCAAGGAAGAACTCTTCTATAAGAAACCTTCCAAGTTGTTCTCAAAGGCAAGGCGTAAATTCGTCAAGTTGAAACGATGAATATTTTTTATTTACACGAAGACCCGAAAGAGTCTGCTCAGTTGCACTGCGACAAACACGTGGTCAAGATGATTATTGAGTATGCTCAAATGCTATCTACTGCTCACAGAATGTTGGACGGTAAAGAATATATCGACAAGACCAGTGGTAGGCGAATCCGAAGGTGGCGACTTGCGAATCCTTATATGGAATCATTCCTATACAAAGCAAGTCATATCAATCACCCTTCTGCTATATGGGTGCGAGAGAATGCAATCCAGTATCAATTTATGTATGATATGTTTGTTGCATTGTGTGACGAGTATACGTATCGATATGGTAAAGTCCATATGACAGACGATAAACTCAGGGAACTGCTAAACGTTCTTCCTCAGAATATCAAACTAGGAACATGGAGACAACCACCACCTGCAATGCCTGATTATTGCAAACACGAAGACTCTATTATTTCGTACCATAAATACTATGCAAACGAGAAGAAAGATTTTGCGAAGTGGACTGACAGAGAACGCCCTACATTTATGGAACAATATGCCTAGATACGATTTTTTAAATACTGAAACTGGTGAGATAAAAGAATACACAATGTCTTGGAAAGACCTTGACGAATTCAAAAAGAACAATCCCCACTTACTTCAACAAATAGGAACACCACAAATAGTTGGTGGTACTGGTGACCGAGTCAAAACTGACGCAGGTTTTAAAGAAGTGCTATCCAAAGTTGGTAGCAAGTTTCCCGACAGCCCTCTAGATAAACGATACAACAATCAATCTGTAAAAGATATCAAGACTAGAGATATTGTCAAAAAGCATGTAGACATACAGAACAAAAAGAAGTAAAATAATATTATGACAGAAGTGAGATTATCAACACTGGATATTACTGAACTAGAAGACCTAGACCTAAAAACTGTTACAGAGAATGGTCAACGTTTCTATACTGATACCGAAGGAACTAAAAGATATCCAAGTGTCACCACGGTTGTGGGATTGGAATCAAGGGAACATATCAAAGCGTGGCGTAAACGAATCGGTGAAGAGAAAGCAAACAAGATTACAAAGTCTGCTACTTCACGTGGAACGACCATGCACCAACACGTGGAAGATTACTTACGACAAGAAAAAGAGTTTATAGAATTCGACAACCTAATACATGAGGGAATGTTTAAAGGAATACGCCCAGTGTTAGACGAGATTATCCCCTTAGCTTTAGAAGCACCCATGTATTCAGATAATCTGAAAATGGCAGGAAGGGTAGATTGTATTGGAATGTTGGACGATGTCTTATGTATAATCGACTTTAAGACTTCAAGTAAGTTTAAAGAAGATTATATGGCGAGACCATGGTTCTTACAAATGACTGCTTATGCTCTCATGGTTGAAGAACTAACAGGGAAGAAGATAGAAGAGATTGTTGCATTAGTTATGTTAGAGAATGGAACGTTTCAAATCTTTACAGCAAACCACGAAGACTACATTGACGACTTATGTGCAGTGAGACTTCAATACAAAAACTTATACGGAATATGAAAAAGAAAAACGTGCAAAATAGGAGGCAAGTTGCCTTAGATAATTTACTTAAAGTAAAAGAACCCAATGACCGTCAAAAGACCGAGATTGCAACTTTACAAGGACGGTTGAAATGATATCAAAAAAAGAATTTACAGAACAAGTAGAAGTTCTACTTAATAAGGGTGCTAGTGTTATGGACGCAATCATTAAGGTATGCGACAACAACAAGATAGAACCCGAATCAACGAAGAGATTGCTTAGTGACCCACTCAAAGAAAGGTTGGAAGCAGAAGCAAAAAAACTTAACATGGTGAATCGTGGAAGCAATTCACAGGCAAGTTTAACAACATTTTTTAAGTGAGGTAATTATGAAGAATGGAGATATAGTCACAGTCATTACTGTGAGTGGTGAATACGTAGGTAAACTTACATACCTTGACGGTGGTAATGTATCTATCGACAAACCTAGAATGATATTACAAAACCCACAGTCAGGCGAAATGGGTTTTGCTAGAGGGATAGCAGTTACTGGTGTTGAGAATCCCGAAGAAGTTTCATTTATGAATGTAGTATTTGTAACACCAACAAACGAACAAGTTACGAAAGCATGGCAAGAACAAACTGGTTCAATCGTAACACCAACAGGGCCTACATTAGTTAAGTGACATCTAGAGAAGGATTCGATGCATATCAGTTGTACCTTGGAATCAAATTACACTTTCATTCCAAGGATTACGACTTTGTCAAATACAATGGTGTAGTCAAAGCAGAACTACCGTCCTTCTTAAAACGTAAAGATAAATTTCACTTTGGTAAACTATCAAGAACATATAAACACGAACTCAAAGAGTTCTTCATTGCAAATCTTTCTGAGAAAGACTATTGGGTAGGTGACTTGTTAGATAAAGAAGCAGACCGAAGATATAAGAAGTGGAAGAACAATCGACAGAAACAAGCATACCTATTCAATACAGAAGTAAGTGACCTGCTTAAAACATTTAAGATAGATACCATATTGAAAGTAACAGACGGACAACACCCAAGACTTTTAAAATCTCTTATGAGTAAAAAAGTATCTTTGGAAACAGTTTGTATCATGGACGCTATCATAGGATTCACAAAAGATTGGGAACGACTGATTACAGAGAAGGTAGTCTATCCTGATATACACATTAAGATTAACAAGTATAAGTCATTCATACAGTATGACCATGACGCATACAAATCAAAACTAATAGAACTATGCTCACTATAGTAGGGAATGGAACAAACAGAGTTATGCCTACTTATGGTGAAGATAGGTTTTGGGGTTGCAATGCAT